AAAAACATCCTGCTTTAAATAAAGTTCCATTGTCTGGAATATATGGATCTAAATAATCAACAGCCCCTGATGAGTCTAGTGCTAAAATTATAGAACCTGTTTGTGAAGTGTTTCTAAAGTTAGCTATCCCTGCTGTTGCTTTTGAAATTCCATGCATTCCTCTTACTCTAGTTCTACCTGAAAAAACAATTCCTGCAGTTCCAGTTGTTGCAGTAAAACCAGCTGAAGTGTTTGTTCCTAATGCTGCATTTGTTACAATTGAAGTTACAGTTAAAAAAGCATCTGTGGTTGTTACAGTGTTATTGTTTGGACCTGCTCTTGTTTCAGTTATAACTGTTCCACTTTCATCTGTTCCTGTAATTGTAAAATTAACTCCACTAAAATTTGCTGTTGATGTTAAAGTTACAGTTGTAACCATGTTGGAACCGTCATTAACGGCAGTTCCAGTTAAAACCATATTTCTTGCAGCCCCTGCTAATTGTTGTGCTGCTGCAACTGCAGTTGTACTTGCAGCTACTGGGCCGAATCTTTTTGCTGCTACGTATGAATTATCTGGCATAATTTTTATTCCTTTTTATTTAAGTATAGGGCCCCGAAGGGCCCCTTAATTATTTATTAACCTACGTTAGCGTTTTGAATGTAACCAACAGTTATCCAACCAACACCTGTTCCCACGTTAGGGTATGTTAAAAGTATTCTTCTATCAGTTGTTCCAATGTCTGCCCACTCATCTACTCTAGCTTTGTTAGCTCCAGGTGTAACTTCGATAATACCTAAAGTACCACCAGCTATTGCGCCAGCTGCTGTAAATGCAACTGCATTTCCAACATAACCTAAACCAGCTGTAGTTGCAGCACCATTCCATACAACACTTACAAATAATTTTGCAAAAACCAATTGGCTATTTGCAGGGATTATAATGTTTGTTGTACTAGTAGTAGCAACTTGAGTTATTGCTTCTGTTTGACTTACTAACATAGAACCTACGTTAGCCATATTTGTACCAATTGTAGTTCCTGTTGTATTTGATATCGATCCCGATCTTACAGGTCCCGAAAATGTAGTATTTGCCATATTAATATCCTCCTAGATATCTGAATACTGTCCCTAGGGTTGTCGACTATACGCGTCAGCATTCATCATTATTTAAATGTATAGTGTTAATAGTATATGTTATTTTTGAGTAGAGTGCAAGAGATCCTAAGGTATTTATGCATTTCAGCAATGTAGCTTTTGTCTAAGTTGCTACAGAAACTTGTGGAGCGACGCCATCAACTTGATTTTGTCTGTGGGCAATAGCTGCTTCTTCTAGCTTGATATCAGTAATGACTCTTTTAACTTTGTCATCAATTCTAACCATCTCAAGAGTATATCTATTATTATCTAGATGCTCCTGTTGCCACTTCAACTCCAAGGACCTTTTTTGTTTGTATAGGTCTTGTATCATCTATAACCTCCTCATAAGTTATTCGATTTATCCCAGTATCATAGTTGTTTCCGAGATACTCCCATTTTATACTCTTTTCTCCTAGTTTGTCAAGTATTGCTTGTTCAACACTTTCAGCTGTATCTTCAACATGCTCAATATTAAATTTTGCATGATAACTATAGGCCCAGATATTTATGGAAGTTTTTTTCATTTACACACCTTGTTGTAGTTAAAAAAAGGGCCGTTTTTAGGCGGCCCTTTAAATTATTTATTATGCTCCTGGAGAACCAAAGATACCTCTAGGGTCAGAGAAACCAAATACGTATCTCTCTCTAGCTTTGTATCTAACGTTACCAGTATCGACGTCACCTTCCATAGAAGTTTTGATCGGTGATCTTACGAAATGTTTTAGACCATTTGGAACATCAGTTTTGATGAAAAATGCATCAGGATCTGTTAAGTAGTGATTAACTACATAACCTTGAGAAATCATTCCCATGTTCTTGATTGCATTGATATCGTTATCTGCTGTACTTGTTCTACCGTCAGACTTCATAAGTCTGTCAGCAGTAAATTGAAGCTCAGAAGGAATAATCATTTTCATTCCTCTAGCCGCAATTTTTAGTCCTCTTTCGTCAGTAAACGCCGCGATGTCAATTAAAGACTGCTCTAAAGAAGTTTCGTTTAAATCAGCAGAAGTTGCTAATTCATTTGCGAAAGTTCCAGAAAGCGTAGGGTGAGCCGTAGAACATAGTTCCACTCCATCACCACCAGCAAATGCTGCTGTGAACGCATTGTTCAATACAGCTGCCGCTTTAACTTGTTTAGTGTTTGCCATAGATCTTGCTAACGCTTTTGTATATCTAGACGCAAGTCTGTCATACAAGTTATCTTCGATAGCTTCTTCTGTGATTGCAAACGCTAACGCGATTGTTTCGTTTGTGTAACGAGCCGTGAAAGTTTCTTGCGCATCATCGAATGATACACCTTGACCTTCAGGTTTAACTGATGCATTTCCGAAACCACTTAACATTACTTCCTCTTCGAAAGCTCTGTCAGATGATTCTGTGTCAAAAATCTCAGAATGCTCGTTAGCATAGTTTTTGTATTCAAGTCCGAATAGTGCATTCAAACCTGGTTCTAGTTCTTTAACTAGCTGTGCTCTTGATATTGCCATGTTTATTTATCTCCTATTCGATATTAGTTATACAACGCAGATAGAGGAGTAATCATAACGACTACGTCAGCCCCACCTACTGTTAGGTCTTTTTGACCTGGGATATTAGCTGATCTAACTAGTTTAAACATATTTGTTGTAGCACTTGTTGCTGCTATGTTTAATCTTTCGTCAGACATGCCACTTCTACCAGTAGCGCCATTATCACCTGTGTTGAACGTTTGACCAACATTAGTCAAAGGACATGCTGCGTTTGTTCTAATGTTATATTCCTGAAGAGGATTATCCATTACAAAAGCGGAACCTGAACTTGAACCTGTGTTGTAGTCAACAGCGAAATTTGTTCCACTTGGAACAGAGTTCGCCCACGTTGGTTTTGATGTTGCTGAGTCAACCCAGAATGCACCATTGAATACACCTACTAGTCTTGAAGTAGCTGTAGCATTAGTGAATCCTGCACCACCTGCAGTATCATCGTCTAGTGAGTCGTAAGTTGCATCTTGAATAGAACCTTTTTCAGCTGCCTGTGTCCCTATGTTTAGAGAAACGGGGTCGCCTTTAAAGATAGTATTGAAAGCTGCTCCTGCGTAATCATATAACTGGTATTCAGATTGACCAGATGTTGCAGGTGTTGAACCTACAGTCATCACGGCTCTACATCCGAATCCAGCTGTACTATTATTAGCCATATTTATTTTTCCTTTACTATGTACCTGCCCCTAAGGGCCTCCAGTACGGTTTATTTTATTTTTGTTGGTAAGGAATTACTAAATAATTAGTCTTTCTTTGAACCACCAAAAGTTACACGTGTCTGTCGTTCTTGATTGAACGGCATACTTGGGTGCTGATCCTTTAGTAAATCGTTTTTAATTGCTTCGTCTCTGTCCTGTACTTGTTTCTTATAGTACTCTTCACGAGATTTCGCGATTTCCTCTGGTATCCTAGCCAGCAATAGGCCTCCTACTCCGATAACTCCTGCATGTTTTCCATCCTTAAGCGTGGGATAATCAGAATCAGGATATTCATCCGCTCTAACTAATTCCCATCCGGATCTTAACTTTCCAGCCATGTTTTTTGTGTCGTCAAAACCCATAGTTTCAGCTCTAATCCATCTGTGCCTAGTACCTGGTGGGGCATCAGGGGCATCTAGTGATGAGGGTGGAGTCCAAGTTCTTTTAGCTTCCGCTTTAGTTCTTGTTTGACTCGCACGAGAAGTTTTTATTTTTTCGTTTTCCATATGCTTATATTCCTTCCGTGATGTTTAATTGTTTCGCATAGTCTTCTAATGGCACGCCTAATCTTTTAGCAATTGCTACCTGTGATGGCGAGAGTCTCACAGTTTTTTTGCGTCCTGTTGGGGCTGAACGTTTAGCCGACGCTACATTCTGAGCAGGTTTTGCTCTTTCTGTAGTTGTACCCTCCATCTTATCAAATTTATGGGGGAATTCAAGTCTTATTCTTGAATCTACTTCCTCATAATATTCGTTAGATTGCGGGTCATATCCCTCTTCTTCCACCAATTTTTTATGAAGATCAAAGGCAGTATGAGTCATTGCTGAGTCACTACCAAACCAAGTGTTTTTACTAGCCCAATCTTCTGCTTTAGGGTCAGTTTGTGCTCTTCTAGGTGTAGGGGCCTGATAAGGCTGTTCTACAACTCTTTGCTTTGGTTGTTCTTCATTAAGTTTTTTTAGTGCTCCTAATCTTGATGCATCTTGAGCAAGTTTAGCCATATTTTCTTGAGCTGTTACTTGATCATCTACATTACCAGCTTCAATAGCTACCCT